ACTTAGGCGAGTTCTCTTCCTTGCCGACGTGGACAAAGATCAATGGCAGGAATTACTACGACCACAATGGTGAATTAGCCGTCGCTTCGCAGGGGGGCATTCTGTACGACACATGTTTGGTCAACGGACTGCTCTACTTTCTTGCCTTCGGTGTGCTGCCGGCTGATCCGCCGCGATGGATTCTGGCCGGCGGCGCCGTCAATCGCACCTGCGCGCACCAGCTTCAAGGAGTTGCGTGGAGGTCGGTCGAATACAGAAAGCAAGCAGACGTTCCGGCGGCATCAGAGTCGCTTGCGCTGGACTTTTCTAACACATTTTCTACATCGTCCTCTGCAACGGTGACATTTCGTAAAGCTGTTACGGACTACGAAATCCAGTGTGTCGTCGATGTCGGCGGCAATCAAGCGGGCCGACTGCAATACGGCGATACGAATTGCTACGTCCAGTGCAGCGTGTCGGTGTTCATGCGACCGCGTGGGGCTGGAGGGCTTATCCAGCCACCTTCCGTCAGCACGACGCAGCCAACGTACACGGCAGCGCAGCAAGCGGCGCTGCTGCCGTGGGTCTTACTTCCGGGCTGTGAGGCATGGATAACATCGCCTTATTTCAAGAATGATTCCCCGTATTGGAATCAAGACCTAAGCGGGAGCAACTACATAACAGACGGACAGCTCGGCTTTTACTCGCAGCCGGTTGGCGGCGCAGTTCTTTCGCCAATTGTCTGGTCAACCTCGTCGCCAGTAGTGAGCACTGCATCCTTTGCGTCCGGCATGCCGCAGGCAATTCAAGTTGGCAGCAGCATCACACTGACGCACGGTGCGTATTTGTCCCTAGGGCCGGGGCCGTCTCGTTGGGTGCCGTACACGCCGCAGGCTGGCTCGCCTGTGTGGCTCAAGAGCATCGGGTGGACCGGTGCCCTAAGCAAGCAGCAGCTAGGTGACTACTGGGACTTCGTCCGTGCCTCGCCGGACTATGCAACCGAGCAATACGCCGCGGCAACTTCGCCCGGCGTCGTGTCGTCGTCCGTGGTGACGCTGTCGTGATCCTCTGCACATTCGCCGACAACCGCTGCACCGTCTGCGGAGCCCCGCGGATCAATGCCCGCCAGGTGTGCGGAACGTGGCGGCCGGGCCTCGGCGACTACGTCCACGCCGGGCTCGCCGCCGTCGGCATCACGCCCGAGCGGGTCGCCGCTGCCCTGGGCGTGGATGACTGCGGGTGCCACGAGCGGCGGGCCTGGCTGAACGAAGCCGGGCACGCCCTCGGCATCGGCGTGCCGCCGGAGGACGCAAAAAAACAGGGGTAGACCCGTTTCGGTCTGGTGTCACAGTAAGCCCTACGCACGGAGGACGGCATGTCGTCAGCGGACCCGATCACGGTGATGGCGCGGCAGCTTGCACTGACGCACCCCGACGCGCCGATCCGCACGCTCGCTCGGCGGCTGGTGGCCGACTGCGGCGGTGCGATCACGCTGGATCAGGCCCGGCTGCGGATGCAGCGGTGTTTCGGGAAACAAGGCGTGCAGGCACGGAAGCGGGTAAAGCCGGTGGTCACGCGACCTGACCGCACGGGCACTGAGCCGCTCAAGATGCCGCCGTCGCAGGCTGAGCCGTGGACGCCTTACACGCTCGACGTCACGGGCACCGTCGGCATCCTGTCAGACGTCCACGTTCCGTATCACTCCGAGGTCGCGCTCGGCGCCGCCGTCGAGCACATGCGGTCGGTGGGCATCACGGCCCTCGTGCTCAATGGTGACATCGCCGACTTCTACGCCATCAGCCGGTGGGAGAAGGCGCCCGGCAAGCGGAACTTCCGCCGCGAGCTCGAGGCGGTGCGTGGCCTGCTCGCGTGGCTGCGGCAGGAGTTCCCCGCGATACCGATCGTGTTCAAGGCCGGGAACCACGAGGAGCGGTGGCGGCACTGGCTCTACCAGCACGCACCCGAGATCAGCGACGAGCCCATCATGGGCCTCGACAACTGGCTGCACATGCCGCAGCACGGCATCTCACTCGTCGAGGATCAGCGGCCGATCATGCTGGGCAAGCTTCCGGTGCTGCACGGGCACGAGAAGGGCAAGGGCATATCGTCGCCGGTCAACCAGGCCCGCGGTGCGTTCATGCGGCTGCATCACACCGTCCTTGAAGGCCACGGCCACCGCACCAGCGGGCACTGCGAACCGGACATGTGGGGCAGCGAGGTTTTCTGCTGGTCGACGGGCTGCCTGTGTGACCTGCGGCCGGAATACGCCCGATACGCAAAGTGGAATCATGGGCACGCGGTCGTAAACGTCGAGCCCGACGGGCAATTCCAAGTTCAGAACTTCCGCATCACGGCCGAGGGCAAGGTGCGGACGTCGTGACGGACTACGACCTCACGCCGGAGGATCTCGGCAACGCCGAGCGTGCTGCCCGGCGGTTCCAAGCGACGTGGTGGCAGGGTACGAGCGGAACACTGGCAGCGTGGGTGATTCTTCTTTTGAAGGAGCGGAAGCGGATGACGACAACGATGGACAAGCTTGCGGCGGACAACGCGGCGCTTAGGGAGGCCGTAGAGGCTAGGCTCGCGGAATCGCCGGAGCCCGAATGCGTGCGGGCAATGCCGCCTGATGCAATGGAGGCTGCTTGGGCAGCCGTCAAGAGGCGTCACGCGGAGACCGTCGCCAATGTGCAGCGATTCGCACGCGATCCGGCAGAGGCCAACACGGCCGATCCGCCCGACGGCTTACGCCCAGGCTCCCGCGAGTTCCTCGCGGTGCTCAATGAACTGCGGGCGCTTCATCTGGCTAAGACCCTTGACTACGGCGTAGACGAGGACGCGCTCGCCAATATCCGCTCGTCGGCCGACGTGGTGAACATGCCGCCGTGGGCGGGCTGCATCCTGCGGATTAGCGACAAGATGCACCGACTCAAGGCGTTCTTCCGCCGCGGTCGCACCGAGTTCGACGGCGTCGAGGACACGCTCAAGGACATCGCCTGTTACTCCGCAATCGCCCTCGTGCTGTACCGCGAGGCCAACTGTACAAAGGTACAATGAGGGTATGCCGGACCCCCGCGAATCACGGACGTCGCAGAGTCAGTTCCGCCGGGCGGGGGGCGGCCGGGAAGCCCTCGCACCACCCTCCGGCGGCATCCACGTCCACTACACGCCGAGCCGCCAGACCGGGATCGGCGTGGTGACGAGCCGGCCGCCGTCCGACCTTCCGCCGTGCCGCTGCTGGGCGTGCCGGCAGGGTCTCGCGGTGGATCACAGGCCGTTCAAGAAGGACTGACCTATGCCTAACACCATTTCGCTGTCGGCGAACAATCGCATCACTTGGACGGTGTCCGACGGTGTCGCGGCCGAGTCCCAGGAGGTTCGCACCGCGCGATCGATCACAAATGGAAGCGGCGCCAATCAGGCGAACGTTGCATGGAGGAATCAAGTCACGATTCCGGCTGGTCAGGTCTACAGCTTCGACATGAACAACCTTGCGGACTCCGCGCTGGGGTACAGCGGCCGCGTGACGATCACCAGCATCCGCGACGTGATGGTTGTCAACATGACAACGACCGCAGGCGCATATGTGCTTTGGGGTGTGATTGGGCCGAGCGACTCTTCGGCATACGCAGCCCGCATCGGCCGCGGCGGCGAGTACCGAGTGGCCGACTGGTACGACGGACAGGCCGTGACTGTCGGTGTGGACAACGTCATTTACGTTGCAAACCCATCCAGCGTTGCCGTGACGCTGGACGTGGCTTTCGCCGGCGTAGGCACCTATTCGGACACCTGACATGGAGCCGACCACGCTGCACGCCGTTGTCGAGAGGGCCAATGCGTTCCTCGCGTCTGCCCGCGAGCAGGCCGCCGACGGGCTCACTTGGGCCGAGTTCGGCCGTCTGCTCGTCTCGCTGCTGCACCTGCTCGTCGCCGGGCTCGACGCTGTTGCGACCATGACTGGGGCAGAGAAGAAGGCGATCGTGCTGACGGCCGCCGCGACGCTCTTCGACACGTTCGCGGGCCGCTGCGTGCCGCTGGTGCTGACGCCGGTCTGGCTCGTCGCCCGCTCGCCGATCCGCCTGCTGATCCTCGCTCTCGCCTCCGGCGCCGTGGAGGCAATTCTCCCCACCGTGAGGGCCACTGCATGATCACGCTCGCGTTGGTGGCCGCCGCCCTGGCCTACCTGTTCTGGCCGCGTGGTGCCGCTCCGGCACTGCCGGCGGCGTCCGACCTGTTCAGGGTGCCTCCGCAGGTGGTGCCACCACCGGCCGCCGCCAACACCCGCGACCCGCGGCCGGCTATCGACCGGCTGCTGCAGGTCCGCGACCGGCTCGCGGAGACCGGCCGGCTCGACGACGCCAACGCCAAGGCTGTCGATCAGCTGGTCCTCGAGCTCGTGCACGGAGAGGCCAAATGAGCCGCCAGCACATCATCGCCGCCGCCCTGGTCGCCGGCGCCCTGCTCGCCGCTGCGGTCGAGTTCGCCCCGCGGGCCGCCCCGACGCCACCGGCCGGCGCCCTCGACCTGCGCGGCAAGTTCGTGGGCGCGACCGCCGCCGAGGACGCTGCCGCCCTGGCCGGCCTCTGCCGCGGCATCGCCGAGGCTCTTGAGCGTGACGCCGCCGGCACCACGCCGCGGATCACAACCGGCGTGCAGCTGGAAGACCTGCGGATCGCGGCGTCCGAAGGGAGGTTCCTGCCGAGAAGCCTGTCCCGCGAGCAGCCGCACGCGGTGGCCGCCGCCGGCCGCTACCTCGACAGCGTGGTCGGCACCTCCGGCGGGCCGCTCGCTGCCGACGCTCGGGCTCGGTGGGTCGAAGCGTTCCGGACACTGGCCCAAGCGGCCGAGGAGGCCGTGCGATGAGGGCTGCCATGTGGTTCCTGATCGACACTGGATGGTTCCTTGTCACGGCCGCGGCGACCGTGCTGACGGTGGTGGCTCTGATCGCTACGCCGATCTGGCTCGGTTTGATCCACCGCGAGCTCGTGGCCCTGCGTGGTGAGGTGATCCCATGCCGGTGCGAGTGCGACGACGGCCCAGGGCCGGTTCTGCCGCGGGTGCTGCCGCGCCTGCGGAACCTCCGCGAGGAGGGCGGCGAGTGAGCCACCGGCAAGCCCGCTGGACGTTCAGCGCCATCGCATTCGTGGTCGTGGCCGCCCTCCTCGGCGCCACGGTTGATCACTACTGGCACCTCGTGCTGCGGCGCGTGGATCGCCAGTTCGGGACCGGCTACGTGCCCAACCCCGAGGGCACGCGGGCGTTCCTGCGGGAGCTCGACCAGCCGACGTTCCGCGAGGCGGGGGCGGAGGTGATCCGCGCCGCCCGCGGCGTGGACGCCTACCTCTACCGCTACGCCGACCGGGCACACCGCGCCCGCTACGGCACGCCGTTCGGCCCGCTCAACCAGGGCTCGATCGGGACGTGCGTGGGCCACGGGTTTGCCACCGGGAGCTACGTGGGCCAGGCGGTGGACTGGAGCCAAGGCGGCCTGCCCGAGCCGCCACTAGAGGTCAGCGTTGAACCGCTCTATTCGGGGAGTAGGACGTTTGCCCGGATGCCTCCGGTGGCAAACGCTGGCTATTCCGATGGCAGCTTCGGAGCCGCCGCCGCACGCTGGGTCTCCGGCCGCTGCAAAGACCCGACGGTGGGCGGCATCCTGTTCTGCCAGCGGTACGGCTCGCACGACCTGACGAGCTACGACATACCGCGGGCGAAGCAATGGGGCGCCAGCGGCCCGCCGCTGGAGCTCGCCAAGATTGCCAACCAGCACACCGCCCGCGAAGTGGCCCTCTGCGAAGACTGGCAGTCGCTCACGGCCGCGCTCGAAAACGGCCTTTGCGTGCCGATCTGCAGCAACGTCGGCTTCCGCGATCAGGACCGCGACGCCGACGGATTCCTTGCCCGCCGTGGGAACTGGGCTCACTGCATGGTCGTGATCGGCGTCAAGTACGCGAAGAACAACGGCCCGGGCTCGCCGCACCCTATGGCGAACCCGCGGGACGGCGTGCTCGTGATGAACTCGTGGGGCGCCAACTGGGTGAAGGGCGGCAAGCATCCGCCAGACCAGCCCGACGGCAGCTTCTACATCACGCGGGCCGACGCAGAACTGATCCTCTCGCAAGGCGACTCGTTCGTGATCGGCAGCGTTGACGGGTTCAAGGCGAGGAAGCTGGACAACAAGGATTGGGGGGCCGACGAGCGTGGCGTCGCCCGCGTGCTCGACAACTCCGCATGGGGAGGGCTGGCACTGTGACGCTGTTCTCGCTCGTCGTCTGGGCCGTCTTCGGTGCCGTGGCCGGCGGCATCGCCCGCGCCCTCGTGCCGGGCCGCATGCCGCAGGGCTGGCTGCCGACGATCCTCCTGGGCTGTCTCGGTTCCGTTGTCGGAGGTCTGCCGTTCGGCGCCGGGCCGGCCGGGCTCGTGGGCTCGATCGTCGGTGCCGTGGTGGTGATCGCCCTGCACTCGTGGTACTCGGAGGGACAGTCGTGAC